CCGGGGAGATAGATAAACTCAGCTTCACCGAGCAGCTCGTCAACGAACTTTGCAATAGTACCAATTTGATTGACAATATTAGGGTCCGCGACACCGTTAGGTGGTGAAATACCTAGTGGTGAGTTAGCACTTGTTTTCCAAGCCATAGTATTACTCCTGTATTTAAAAGACGGAAAGAATGTAAGGCACTTTAAAGTACCTTACATTTTTGTTGTTACGGACGCAATACGGCTTGCATTTGGCCTGCGGCAAGTGTCATGTTTCCTGCCCAACCAATCAACGATACCATTGCATCTTGGTTTGTGCTGAAACGTTGTTTCTCGCCCAAAGCAGTATAACGGCGTTTCGGATGGTGGCGCAAGTATATGTAATCCGTGTTAAGGAAATACATGCGGTTTGCGGGTGCACCGCCACCAATACCGCCATCAAAGACAACATCAGCAGATTGATACTTAAGGCTCTCAAAGCCTGCTTGCGCCATCTTTTCGGACGTAAACCGTTGTTGGGGTTGCAATGCTTCCCAGTACAAACGATAGTAGTTGTTGTCCGTAAGGATCAAATCTGGCTTTTCATTGCCGCGAACAGTAGTCAACCAAACACGGGCCATGTATGACAAAATGTTTGCGACCGATGTTGTAGAACCAAAGTCAGTAGTACCCGAGAACGATTGATTGCGCCAGAAAGGCCAGCTTGCCCGGTTAATGTTACCGACGGTTCCCGCGTTAGCGGTATCTGCAACCAACAAAGCCAAACCACCGATAGAGCGACCACCCGAAGCTGTACCGTCACCGTACATCGCAATACCCATTTGGTTTTGCATGGTACGCTCAGCGTTAGAGATACGGCTCTCCAACAAATCAATAAACTGACTTTCACCACTGTTTTGAAGTTGTTCAAGGCCGGAAATAGATACCGCAACCGCCGCTTGTTTCCAATCGAACTCGGCGGCTGAGAACACTTCTTGAGGTGAAATATTCAGACTGTCGTATCCTGAATACCAACCAAAAGTACCGTTCTCTGCAAACTCAAGTTCTTGAATGATACGTCGACCGCCATCTGCGGGTTTCGCTTTACCTTTACGCTCTAGGCGATCAAGCAGAGCATGGGATTTTGAAACGTTGTCGGCAAGTACTTTACTACGGTTTTCAATCGTAGTTGCCACAATTTCTGAAAGATTAGGTACTGCCACTGCAAGTACTCCTTGATTATGGGTTACATATTGGACGCAACGGCCATCGCTTTGCGAATATCGTCACGTAGGTTTCCATTACTGACGTCCGTCGATTGTGCGGTAGCAGATGGTACACCGACTGGTACACTAGAACCAGCATTACGCGCTTTTGCAACTTTTTCTTGTTGTTGACGCATACGTTCGGCCTCGTTAGCAACGCTTTGAGCTTTTTGCATTTCGGCACGTACGTTTGCGTTACTCCAACAAGCGCGGTCATAGGCTTCTTGAAGTACTTGAGCACGAGGTATATTAGGTTTTTGTTGCATCACCATTTGGATATGGCCAAGTATGTCGTCGCCTAGTTTTTCAGCGTAAGGACGTAACAGGTTACCGTCTGCGCTCTTTTCTTCAAAAAATGAAACGATTTCGTTGACTACGCCATTGTGTGCAACAGCCTGTTGCTGACTGCTAAACCCATTTATTTGACTTTCAAGCCGCGTAATTTGCTGCTTTAAAGCATTTACTTCTGGGTCGCCGGGGTCGCTACCAAACACTACATCTTCGAGGTCAATGTTGTTTTGCTGCGCAAAGTATTGTATAAACCCTGCGGGATCACGTGTTGCGTAATCCGAGAGTGCGAACAACTGGGTAACGGCTTGCGCTTCCGTTACACCGTTCAGCGCCCACGCATCGCGGCGTGGTGCTATCAGTCGTTCTATTTGTTCATATCCGTACAGATTTCGCTGACGGGTATTTATCTCGTCCATAGTACGCGCAAGTTGTGTTTGCGTTTCCGCCGGGAGCGAGTTAAAAACTTGTGGATCAATCCCCGGCGGTGCCGCAACTGGAGGGGCTGTCGCACCGCCGGGGTTGTTTGCGCTCACATCAATGGTAGGATCGGAACCAATGACGGGTGCAAAAGTTCCATCAGGGTTGCGCGCGGGCTTTCCGTCTTGCGTTGCCGATGATGGTGTACTTGTTTCGCCTTTTAAAGCGCTTGATATTTGGTCGCGCAACGTGTTCGGTTTTGGCGCTATTTCCTGTTTATCGGCAACTGTGCTTGGATTTTGACTTTGCGGAGTAACGGGCTTCGCACTATCTAGCGGCAAGCCCGTCGCGACACTCTGATCGAGAGAGCCATCAACAACGTCGCTTAAAATATCTAAATCCATCTCACTATTCCCCGAAGTCCGCTGTATTCTCAGTTAACTGCGCCTGTTGCGCTACTACATGCTCTTGATATTGCCTTTCTGGCATTTTGGCAACCTTGTCTAGGTGGCTTTTTAGGAAACGTGCAGTTTCTTCATTTGTACTAACTTTGCTACTTGATGGGCGTTGCGGCATTTCATTACCTACTTCGATAACGCCATGTATGCGCATATGTTCCCTATGTTGTGAACGTGTAGTTATGCGAGAGTTATCCAACGGTGACGTATATTCTCCAATATCCCGCATAATAATGGGTGCTGCAACTTCAGTTGAGAAACCTGAAAACCCGGATAGATCGCCACCAAACTCAGGCCGAACGTAGTTTCGACCGTCGGCACCTTTATACGTATAGCATGCAGCTACAAAATGCTCAAAGCCCCGTACTTGAACGTACTTTTTTCGTCCTTGATACCCCGACGGATACTCGTTAAGATTGTTCATCATTTTCAATACTTTCGTTTTCGGCTGCAATGGCGTTTGCAGCAGCTTCTTCCCGCGCGCGTTCATCTTCACGGTTCATTCTGTCGTTTTCTTGTTGGTACTCGAAAATGTCCATTTGTGCCGAATGTTCCGCTTTACTTTTTTCAAGCTGCATTGCCTGTACATTTACGTCGGCATCACTCATTTTTAGTTCAAGTTCGCGCGCTTTAAGCTGTAGTTCTTGTTCTTTGACGGCTACTTCTCTATCTCGAAGCTGTAGCTCTGCCAAGGCTTCGTTATGTCTATTTTGTTCTTTTTGTTGGTCCATTTGTGCTTGAGTACTGATTTTTGCTTGCTCAGTTTGCGCTCTGATCTGGGCAACGGCTTGCGCAGATTGCGCTTGCGCCTCGCCTCCCTTATCGCCTTGTTGCGGTTGTTGCCCTCTTGTCTCAAGTACTTGTTGGACTTTTTCAAATTCTTCCTCGATTGGTCTAGAGGCCGAAAACGTGCGTACCGTAAACATGAGCATGGCCGCAAGTAGTGGGCCCAACTCGGGTGTTGCTGTCATAGCAGGTACCGCCTGTTGTAAAAACGCACCCGCTGCACCTAAGAAGTCCATGCGATCTTTACGCTGCGCTTCCTCGTCAGCCATAATAGTACTATCTGTTTCGATGTCTATGGTGGCAACACGTTTAGCTTCAACACGTATCATTTGCAATGCAGCTTGCACGTTTTGCATTTGTGTTAGTGCTTGTGGGTTAGCTTGTACTTGCTCGGCTGTAGGCATGTCTACACCTGAAAACATTGCAACTGTTGCAGGTTCACAATGTTCTGATATAACTTCACCGACAATTGCGATGACATCACGTGCAAAACGTTGTACTTCTTTTTGCATTTTGCGCACGCGCGCACCTGCCCAATTGGCTTTTAAATTTTGCGCGCCTAGTGTTTCAGAGGCTTTAGATACACCACGCACAATATCAGAAAAGCCAGTAACTTCGTATATTTCATTTTTACACACTTCTCTCGCTTGTTGCAACTGTACTAGTGTTTGGATAATTTGATCTAACGGTAACCACTCAACATTACCTTTAATGCCGCCAGCCTGAGCAAATGCCGCCCAACTGTCAATAGGTATCATTCTGTTACCCGATGCAGGATTAAGTAAGTCGGACAACTTTTGCTGCGACCCGTCAAACACACCGACTACGCGCAACGCCTCACCTAACAATCTAATGCGCTTAGTCAGTACGTTTAATGTATCCGCTTGAGTTTTGTATTGCGAATAAAGAGCGCGCGGTACAAAACTACGTGTGTTAGCTATGGCCCGCAAAGGCCTAGGACACGGAAAAAAGTTCTTGAGCTTTAAAGGGTCTTCTTTTTTGTCTAGCAGGTCTGACGGATAACTTTCGCAATACCAGTACGCTGACTTACTTGTTTTACACCAAATCTCCCAAATTTCTGCCGTATCGGAACCAACATCTGCATCTCGTTTGGTAGTTTCTCGTGTCAAATAACTTAAGCCACGAGCTTTTTCTGCACCAAAACGTTTGGTAGCTTTCTCCTTATTCATGTACGTGCGTTTTGCCACCCACGGAACAGTTTTCCAATTACGTGACGTGCCGCAAACCCAATCTTGCCAATAAATGTAGTCGATTTTAACCATCTCATCTAGCATTTTAGACGAGACATTGCCTTTTTCATCTTTAGTATCTTCAATATTGGGTTCATAGCGTACCCAAGCAACACCAATACCGGGGAGTAAGTAGTCTTCGACTACGCTCTCCATAACTTCATCAATATCTTCTTCTTCTATGACGTACTCAATACTACCCTCTAACAGTCTTGCCATCATTTTAGATTGAGGATTATTTGCGTCTCGGTTTCGCATCTTAATACGCACTGTAGGACGCTGCGCATACAAGTTTGGTCTAATTGTTTCCGTTGACGAATACAAAATATTGTACCTATCCTTAGATACTACCTCATTACCGTCGGACTTTTGCATGCGGTACGCATCTATAACAGTGTCGCCCGCGTCCCAGAACGTTTGAAAACGGCGTTTAGCCTTAGTTATTTCTTCCGACCAGTACGCACGCTCACCTGTTTGCTTTTCAGGGTCTTTAGCCGTTTTATCTTCGTACATTAGTCGTCATCCTGTTCATTGGCTTCCCAAAAGTCGTTCAAAGTCGCATTTTGGACTAGCTTTATATTGTTTGTCGGTG